GATTGTTATTTCTACTGCTCCTATTGTTGTTTGGCATGAACAAGACCCTGAAACTAAAAAATATAAATATGAACTTCGTCTAACATTTGATAATGTAAGTTATATGAAACCTAGAATTCAAGAAGCATCTGGAAGAATCAAACCTATGTTTCCTCAAGATGCTCGTGTTCGTAATTTTACATATTCCGCACAAATGTTTGTAGATGTAAAATTCACTGCTCGTGTATATCATTCACCTTCATTTGTAGAATATGATGAACATGTAAAAGTATTTGAAGGTGTTTCATTAGGTAAAATTCCTGTTATGCTTGGATCATCTTTGTGTATCATGAAAGATTATCCTATGACGAAAGAAGAGATTGGTGAATGTCAATATGATCCATTTGGATACTTTATTATTCATGGATCTGAAAGAACTATTCTATCACAAGAAAAAGTTGCTGATAATCGTATTATGATTTTCCATAATAAGAAAAATGGTGCTAAATATACTTATTCTGCTGAAATGAAATCTTTACACGAATCATTTACAACTCCACCTAAAAAACTAGAAATTCGTATGAGTGCAAAATTTAATGGATTTGGTTATCCTTTAACTATCTGTGTTCCACGATTCCGTGAAGATATTCCTTTGATTGTTATGTTCCGTGCTCTTGGTATGGAATGTGATGAAGATATTGTAAATCTAATTTGGCCTAAGGATACAGATGAAAAAATTGTTAATTTACTTGCGGCTTCATTTAAAGAATCTGCTGATATTGGTATTTATACTCGTGATGATGCAATTAATTATCTAGTTCATCATATGCAATATGGAACTACATCAGAAGATAAAAAATCATATGTAAAATCTCTTCTTGATTCTGAATATTTACCTCATGTAAAATTTGGTAATGATAAATCTCCTCGTGAAACTTTGGAAGCGCGTAAAGTTTACTTAACTTCACTAATGATTCGTAAACTTATTATGACTGAACAAGGTTATCAACATATTGATGATCGCGATGCTTATCCAAATAAACGTATTGTTAGTACTGGATCTTTGCTAACACATTTATTTCGTCAACTATTTCAAAAAGTATGTAAAGATATTCGTAGTAAATTTGTTCATGAAGTTAATAATGATAATTGGAAAAAAGGAGTTGTTCGTCCACTAGAAATTCTAAATGTAAACAATCTATATAAAATCCTGAAAGTTTCTACAATTGAAGGTAAATTAAAACAAGCACTTGCTACAGGTAATTTCACAGTTCAAGGTTTAGGAACAACTTCTACTATGTCTAATGCAACTAAAGTTGGTGTTTCTCAAGTTTTGAATAGGTTATCATATTCAGCAACAATCAGTCATTTACGACGAATTCAAACTCCTGTTGAAAAATCAGGTAAGTTACTAGCACCTCGTAAATTACATGGAAGTTCATGGGGATATGTATGTCCTGTAGAAACACCTGAAGGTCATTCAGTTGGTATTGTTAAATCTATTTGTATGCTTTCAGCTATTAGTCAACATACACCTTCTCTTGTAATTCTTGATATTCTAAAATCATTTATGGATATTGAATGGATTGAAAATATTAGTCAATCATTCAAAGGTTGTTCAATTATTGTGAATGGTGTTATTGTAGCTTATACTTCTAATCCTCTAAAAATATTTAATCATTTGAAACTAGCAAAAAAGAATTTCAAATTACATCCTCATACAGGAATTACATGGAATATTCAACATGAAAATATTACTATTGAATCTGATGGTGGAAGATTTGTTCGTCCCCTATTTCGAGTAGAAAAAGGTTCCCTAATATCAGCACCTAATTCAAAAGAATGGAATGAATGGGTAAAATCGTGTATTGAATTTGTTGATCCGTGTGAAACTGAAACTATTCGTGTTGCTATGACTCCATCTGAAATTAGTAAAATTCATACACATTGTGAAATTCATCCTACTATGATTTTAGGTCATATGGCTAGTAGTATTCCGTTTAGTGATCATAATCAATCACCTCGTAATACTTATCAATCTGCTATGGGAAAACAAGCAATGGGTATCTTTGCAAGGAATTATGCTAAGAGATTAGATAAGAATGGTTATATTTTGTGTAGTCCTATGCGTCCATTTGTAGAAACAAGAATGATGAATGTTTTGAAAACTCAAGATATGCCTTCAGGTGATAATATTATGGTAGCTATCGGAATTTATGGTGGTTATAATCAAGAAGATTCAGTTATCTTGAATAAAGGAGCTATTAAAAGAGGATTATTTCGTACTTTGTATTATACAATTTATAAAGACGAAGAACATCGTAATATCGCTTCAGGTAAGGAAGAGAAATTTACAAAACCTCGTCGTGAAAATACAAGGGGGTATAAATCGTCATCTTATTCTAATATTACAGATTTAGGTGTACCAATACTAAATTCTCTCATAAAAGAAAATGATATTGTTATTGGAAAAGTAACTTCTATTAAATCTGATCCTAATGGTTATACTTATCGTGATTCTTCAACAACTCATAAAAATGCTGAAGAATGTCGTGTAGATGGTGTATGGCAAGACAAGAATTCTGATGGATATCCATTTATTAAAGTTCGTGTTGTTTCTGAACGTGTTCCTGAAATTGGTGATAAATTTAGTTCAAGACATGGACAAAAAGGTACTTGTGGTATTATTTTAGATGAAGAAGATATGCCTTTTACTGCTACTGGACTACGACCTGATCTAATAATGAATCCTCATGCTGTTCCTTCTCGTATGACTATTGCTCAACTTATGGAAACTATGTATGGTAAAGTATGTTGTGAAAAAGGAGCTCTTGGAGATGGAACACCTTATTCACATTTAAAAGTTGGTAATATTCGTGAACAATTACTTAGTTTAGGTATGCATCCATATGGAAATGAAGTTTTGTATAATGGCCAAACTGGAGAAATGATGGAAGCTGAAATCTTTATGGGTCCTACATTCTATCAGAGATTGAAACACATGGTTAAAGATAAAACTCATTCTCGTGCTCGTGGTCCTATTGTGTCTCTAACTCGTCAACCTTGTGAAGGTAGGTCACGTGATGGTGGTTTGCGTGTAGGTGAAATGGAACGTGATTGTATGATTAGTCATGGTATTAGTATGTTTACGAAAGAACGTTTGATGGATGTATCAGATCCATTTACAACAGGATTTTGTAAATCATGTGGAACTTTAGCTGTAGTAAATCAAGTAGAAAATATTTATCAATGTGGAACATGTGGAATTAAAACACATTTTGAAATGAAAACTATTCCTTATGCTGTAAAATTATGGACACAAGAATTAGAAGCTATGCATATTGTTCCTAGAATGGTATTTGAGTAAATAACCAAATATTTGAATCATAAATAACATTACCCATTAATTTATTAAAAAATATAGGTTCTCCATTTTCATTCAATCTTATAAATTTTCTTCTTGTTTTTGTTTCCATTTCAGCACAACCTCCAAAACTATAAATATAATAAGTTTTTTCTGGTATAAGTTGAGTTGGTAATAACAACTTCATTTATAAAACTTAAACACTATTTAATTTTTTGAATAAAAACTTGTGTATTTGCATTGCCTAAAAATTTAATACGTTTATGATAACCAGAAAGAAATCCATCAATACCTTTTTTTGTTAAATCTGGACCACCCCAACCATAATCATCAAATATCATATATCCTCCAACTTTTAATTTACGAAAACTTAATACTGCATCTTCTAATACAAATTCAGGTTCATGATTTCCATCAATATAAATAATATCAAATTTATTATCTTTAAATGTAGGAATTATTTGATTGGAAAATCCACGGTTTATAATAAATTTAGAAACTTCATTAGTATTTGAAATATTATTTATAAATATATCATAATTTATATCTTGTTTACCCTTATATTCTGGATATTCAGAATAATCTACCCACGGATCTATACAGTAAATTTTTGAATCTTTATGTTTAGCATAAGATTTATTAACAGAAATAGCATTTGCACCATGAAATGTTCCTATCTCTAAATATTCAATAGAATTATTAGTTTGTGGTATAAAATTAAACCAATTATCTGCTAATCTATATTGAGTTCCTTTAAAATTATCTAATTGAATATTATCATTATAATTTTGTTTTTTAGGTAATCCAAATCTTAACATTTATAATATTATCCACTAATAAATTTTGGATTAATAAATATACGTAATCCTTTATTAAATGCTACATGTTCACATGTTTTATCACCATTATATTTCTTAGATTTTATAGCAGAAGTTTTATATAATGCCATACCACAAAATGCAGATATACATGAAATCCATTGAGAATTTTGGCGTATATTTATCATAAATTTATCAACATAATTTTTACGATCAGGTATTTTTCTAAGTCCTTTAGAAGTCATTATAGTTTTAGAATTTTTGTTTGCCATTTCCCAACAATCAAAATTAATTCCAATTTTTTGACATCTTAATGCCCATATATCATAATATCTTCCTAGGCGATTACATGCTATACAATCCCAATCATTTCTTAAAAAACATGAATCTAATTGTTCTTTAAAATTATCTTGAATTCTTAGAACATCATCTAAATCAACAACTAATAAATATTCATGATCAGTAATATATTTCAAGTATTCATTACGACATCTTGAAATACGTTGTGTTCTTGAACCTTCTAAATTTCCCATAGAAATAATTTTAATATTTTCTTTTCCTTGGCTCCAACTTCTTAATAAATCTAAAGTATTATCATTCGAATTAGATTCAACTATAACAACATCATAAATATCTACTGACTTAAATATTTTCTCTAATGATAATTGAACAATTGGCCATGTAGATGAAATATTTCTACATGTTCCTGATATAAGATATTTCATTTATGTTTATCAAATAAATCTTTCCAATAACTTAATCTTAATTTATTTAAATTCCCAGAAGGTTTAAAATTATCCAATAGTTCTTGTGTTACATCAGACCATTTATTTACAATTAACACAGGCAATCCTTCAAACATAGGATCTAAAGCTGATGTTTTCATAATAGGAATACATCCAAGAGCTAAAGCTTCCCATGTTCTATGACAATCTAAACCATTTCCATGTGGAGATAATATATATTTATATTTTGACATTTGATTCCAACATTGATCTCTTGGAATTCTAGTAGGTTCATAATAAACTAATGATTTAGAAACTTGATTTATACAATCAGTTCTATCATTACCATGTCTTGTAGTTGTTAAAAATTGAAAATTACCATAACATAAAATTTTCTTGTTAATTCTAGTATTAGATATATTAAAAAGTTTTTGTTCTTGTGTTTGAATTGATTCAATTGGTTTTACTGTTTTATTCCAAAAATATTGTAATGTAGATTTACTTAAAAATGTATGTAAATCAAGACCTAAAGGTAATTGTATTAGTTTTTCTGAAGGAGTTGTACAATTTTGACAATACCAACAGAGTAAAAGAGGATGATTTAAAATTATTTGAGTTTCATTTACAAAATCATCTGGGATGGTAAAATATGAATCACCTGAAACTAATACAAATGGAAATTTAATTTTTGGAAGGTAAGAAGATATAAAACTTTTTAAAGCTGTTACATGACAATAAACAGTTTGACCTTTTTTTGTTGGAAATGTAGAAGGAATTCTTTTTGATGAACTTTCAGGATTAGATATTTTATGATCACATATTCCAAGTAAACTACGAGAAGCAACAAAATACATTATATAAAATGAATTAATATTTTTTAAGTATTTAACTAATAAATGTCACTTGAAATTATTATGGGTCCAATGTTTTCAGGTAAGACTACACATGCAATCTCATTTATTCGTCGTCAAAAATTTATTGGAAATTCTATTCTAGCTATAAAACCTATGATTGATACAAGATATTCTTCAGATGCTAAAATTGTTTCACATAATAAAGAAGAAGTTTCATGTTTAGTATGGGATCATGAAACTCCGCTTGAATTCAAAGATGAATTTCTATCCGTAAATTCTATTATTATTGAAGAAGCACAATTCTTTAAAGGTCTTCTTGATTTTATTAAAATAGCTCTTCTAAAATATAATAAAAATATTCTTGTTGTTGGTTTAGATGGAGATGCTCAACAACAAAAATTTGGTGAAATTCTGGATTGTATTCCCTACGCATCAAATATACAAAAATTGAATGCTCTTTGTCTAACATGTAAAGATGGTACATGGGCACATTATACTAAAAAACTTGTTTCTGATTCAGAACAAATTGATGTTGGAAGTTCAGAAAAATATATGTCTGTATGTCTAAAACATTTACTTTCCTAAAAAAATAATGTATTATAAATATTTTATTGATTTTTTAGGAACATTAACTATTTTATACGCAAAAATTTATACGGATGCGAATCCTCCTATAATGTCATTAGTTTATTTTGCTATGATTTATTTAGGTAAAGGTATAACTGAAGGATTTTTTTCGCCTTTAGCTGTATTTGTTCAATATTCTTTAGGTAGAATGAATACTACTGATGCAATGTATTATTTAATAGCTCAATATTCTGCTGCTATGCTTATTATTTTAACTTTTATCCCATTAAAGACTTTCATGCAACGAATGATATAATAACAAATGAGTATTTATATTTGGATTCCTGATTCTAAATTACGTACGGATATGCAAAGTCATTTTTTTAATCGTAGATGGACTGATTCAGGATTAGATTTACTAAGTCCTCATTATAATCTTGATTTCACCAGTAATAAGATTGGTGTAGAAATCAAGACTGGAATGTATTTTGCTGCTTTAGATTCTGAAGGAAATCCTGTTCCTTATCTTCTTATTGTTCGTTCATCTACAAGTTTGACGCCACTAAGACAATCAAATAATATTGGTTTGGCAGATGCAGGATATCGTGGTGAATTAATTGCACGAGTAGATTGTATTAATCCTATGCTTGATTCATATGAAATTCCTTATGGACGAAGACTCTTTCAAGTATGTCAATATAATTTTTTGCCTTGGAAGAAAATTGTATTTGTAAATTCTTTAGAAGAATTACCTAGTGCTCCTGATTCTAGAGCTTTTGGTGGATTTGGTTCTACAGGTATTTAATATAGTTTATTCATTCTTTGAATATGAAGAATTTATGCGTCAAGGTCAAATTTCTCCGAATTTTTTTTCTTGCTTCAAGGTATAAACACAAAATGGGTGGTGGTTTAATGCAACTTGTATCTTATGGTGCGCAAGACATCTATATCTCAGGTAATCCTCAAATTACCTTCTGGAAAGTTCTATACAAACGTCACACGAACTTCGCAGTAGAATCCATTGAAGTAACTTTCAATGGCCAAGCCGATTTCAACAAGCGTGTAACGGCTGTAATCAATCGTAATGCTGATCTAATGTACAAGACTTACCTACAAGTAACTCTACCTGAAGTAAGTCTAGGAGATGGTTCCACATATGCTTCGTTAACGACTGCTATTAAAGGTCACCGTTGGCTAAACTATATTGGCCACCGTCTAATTAACCAAGTAGAAGTAGAAATTGGTGGTCAACGTATTGATCGTCAATATGGTGATTGGATGCAAATCTGGACGCAGCTATCTGTAACTCAAAGTATCATGCCTGCCTTCGAATCTCTCGTAGGCAACACGCACGATCTAGTACTAATGAAGCGTGCGAGTGGTATTGCTCTAGATGCGACATGCTCTTCTTCTGAGAAGACCATTTCTTGTATCCCTCGCTCTGGTACCCCTGCCAAGACTCTATATGTACCTCTACAATTCTGGTTCTGCCGCAATCCTGGTGTAGCGATTCCTCTAATCGCTCTACAATACCACGAAGTGCGTGTGAATGTAACGTTCGAAACGTGGCAAAATTGCCAATATGCCGAAGCAGGGTTAGGTGCACCTGCTGTTGCTCCTCAACAATCTCTAGCTGCGGCGTCTCTATATGTAGACTACGTATACCTAGATACGGAAGAGCGTCGTCGTTTCGCTCAACAATCCCACGAATACCTAATTGAACAACTACAGTACACGGGTGCGGAATCTATTACGTCTTCATCCAACAAAGTACAGCTCAACTTTAACCACCCTGTAAAGGAACTTTTCTGGGTAGTACAACGTGATTCTTTCGTTGACTGCTCAGTAAATGGATGGGTAGCGTCTGTAGGTGGTCCTCAACCGTTCAACTATTCCGATGACTTCTCAACGGATGGTATTATTACAGCTCTACTATCTCAATCTAGTGGAACCGAGCTAACAGAGGCAGGTGCTACTCCTGCTGGAACATTATTAGGTCAAGGAGGTGTTTTTGGTACCACTACGGGTTCGGATAAGCCGGCGTATGGTCCGGACGGGGTAGATTCAACTGGTGTACTTGAATTCGATGCGGGCGTGAACTACCTACTCGCCAAAGTAATTCTTGCGTCTGGTGTGCGTTGCGAAGGCAAGAACCCTGTAGAAGTAGCTAAACTACAGCTCAACGGCCAAGATCGTTTTACGGAGCGTGAAGGTGATTATTTCTCTAAAGTACAACCTTTCCAACACCACTCTCGTTGCCCGTCCGAAGGTATCAACGTATACTCCTTCGCTCTACGCCCGGAAGAACACCAACCTTCAGGTACGTGCAACTTTTCTCGTATTGACAAAGCCACTCTACAACTAACGGTATCTGTAAACACGGTAGTAGGTTCTAATACGGCCCAAGTGCGCGTATATGCTCTAAACTACAACGTACTCCGTGTAATGTCTGGTATGGGTGGTCTAGCATACTCCAACTAAAAATCTTATTATCTATATATTTTTTTAGTTAATCAAGAAAAATTAAATTTAAAGGGTAAAAAACTTTACCTTTAAATTTAATAAAGAGATGCCTTCTTCTAAAACTTTAAGAGTTCGTGGTTCAAGAGCCCAAGTTATGCATGGAACTGCGGAGAAAACTAGTGGTGGATTAACTAAAAGTGACCTACAATACAATAAATATGGTCGTATAGTATCTAAAAAACGAGCCCAAACAATGAGAAAGAATATGTTTTAAACGTAATGAATTTATAAAATAAAAATGCCAGACTATATAGTTGAAGCTAAAACAGTTCAAACTGCTGCGATTCGAACTTTAAAAGAAGCTTTAAAATGTATTTTGGTTGAAATGAGTTTGATCTTTGATAAAGATGGAATTCGTATGATTGCTATGGATAATACACGAACTGTATTAGTTCATTTGAAACTACATGCAGATAAATTTGAAAAATTTGCATATAATCATCAAGCAAATAAGTTTGTTATTGGTGTTAATACAGATCATTTGTATCGTATTGTTCGTACTGCTACAAATGATGATACAGTAACTTTTTATGTAGATTCTAATGATTCAAATTCTCTTGGAATTTTACTTGAAGATGGTGAGAAAAAACAAGTAACTCGTTATAAACTTAATTTATTAGATAGAGATGAACCTGATATTCAATTACCTGAAACTGAATTTTCTACACATTTTACTATGCCATCAATGGATTTTCAAAAGATTTGTAGAGATATGACTTTACTTGGAGCAAAAACTGTAGAAATTAAAAATGTAGCTTCATCATTAACATTTGGATGTAAAGGTCATTTTGCTACTCGTACTACTATTATGGGAGATTCAGAGAATGAATTTAATATTAAGAAAAAAACTAATGATGATATTGTTACAGGAAACTTTTCTTTACCTCATTTAGTTTTGTTTACGAAATGTACAAACTTATGTAATAATCTAGATATTCATATGAAAAATGACTGGTTTTTAATGATTAAATATGTAGTAGCAAATCTAGGTGAAATTAAACTATGTTTAATGCCTTGTTCAACTTAATCTTTCCATTTAAAAATTGTTTTTGAGATTAATACTATACATGTTGCCATAATTATAGGCATAATATGCATACTTCCATCTTCGTGTTCATGTAATGCTGTTCCAAATAAATGATCCATAAAATCAGGTCCATAATGGAAATTTACATTTCTATGATGCGTCTGATGAATTTTATTTGAACCAAATATAGAATAAT